TTCCCGGTGTTTTCTTAATTACTGGAAACAAATAATGAATAATAAATTCAAAACCACGTACATTAACATTGTATAAAAGATTCCAATCCTCTTCATTAACCTCCGCAATGTCTAAAGGTTTTGAAATACCAGAACAATAAATAATAGTGTCAATACTTTCATACTTAGCCATGATAACATTACACACAGATTCTAATGCCGTTAAATCAACAATATTGCACTCGTACCAATCCATGGATATTACAGGCTTATGTATACCAATACCAATAATATTATAGGTTTCTGCGTAATGTTTACATATTTCATGACCAATACTACCACAGCAACCTACAATTAACATATTCGGTTTATTCATAATATCACCTCGTTTAAGTTATTTATACTTACAGATTTATCGTCAATATAAATATCTGCCATAATTTTGTTACTACTTTCAAAACATACTATGTTGTCATTAATAGCATCAAAATGAATATTAATACTATTACAAAAGTCTATAGCATCATCCAAAGCTTTACCAATACGACACGTCCATAATATAAGATACATATCATCACGATGATTACGAACCCATTTGGTTACAGCGGTATTTTCTATATGAATATCATTTGTATATACATTATTATGCCATATACGATAATCAGCTATTGTAATAGTACCATCAAAATCTATAGCTACTATTTTCTTATTCTTCGGCCATTCGTTTAACTTTAACATAATCGTCCCTCGTGTATAAACGATCACCCCAATTATCCTTATAATCAAGTAACTTCTGATTTATATAAGGTAAATAGGTTTGAAGTATTTCTTTTGGTAATGTAATATCATTATCAACGAATGCCATGAGTTTTAAGAAACAAGGTCTACAATTATGACACTCTTTTTTATTATTTGGTGTATAACAACTAAATGTGTGATTGTACACCTCTTCTACAGAACCACCATTATCTAAATACATTTTTAATAACTGTGATTTAGTATAATTTCTATAGGACACATCTACCTTAATTTCTTTACCGGCTGTCCACTTCTGTGGTAGGTACATATAATTAAGTAAATCCTCCAGTTTTTCTGCAAATTCTTCAGTTTTATCTAAAGTAGCATCCGTAGCATTTGCACCTAATATAATATGCTCACCAAAATTTGTAGCTAAAGCAATAAGATATAAATTCCTAAGTGGTAAGATAAAATCTGTTTCAACTCTTTCAAACTGTCCCAGATCTTTCATATTAACTATTGTAACATCTGAATCTAACCGTGTTAACTCACCTTTACAACTATTAGTTCCCATGTCAACAAACAACTTAACATCTGGCTTACATATTTTAGAAATAAGCCAACTATCCATACCACCACTATACAATAAAACTTTTTTCATATATAACCTCCATAATTTATAAAAGATAAGGTATTGGTATTTATATTATACAACATATTGCTATAAATGTCAATACCTAACTTTTATAAATTATTAGCAATTTATAGTGTTTTTTATAATATAAATCTTTAGAATAATTTATTAATTTTTGGCATCTTACCAATATACGATGTAGATTTACTTTTTTCGTATAAATAATTAACATTTATCATCATTCTGTATTTATAATTATCCTGCACCTGCTCTAATGTAATACCATGCTTATTACAATATTTATTAATATTCTCCTGAACTTCCTTAGGAAAATGAGCTATGTTATCTTTATCTGCTATGGATTCTTTACTAACTTGAACAGCTCCATAATCTGTAAAAATTCCACCAGTGGCACCAGTCATAATCCACGATGTAGCATCCATACTTGTCATTGGAAATTTAACAGCATTAGATAATGTAGCACTTCCCAAACAATGTACTTTTACATTGGGATTATTACTCTTTTTTATTACATTAAAACATTCCAAATACCAACCTTCTCGTTGAGTATTTGTAAGTTCCTTATTGCCGGAAATACATATATACGGTACATAATTACCTTTAATTTTAAAATTTACTATCTGAGTTAAATATTTAAAATCTTCACCTTGATGAAATACAGGAAGTAACTTTTCCGGATTAGTACACTTATCTACCATATATAAATAATTTTCCCATGTTTTTATAGGAGCATCTCGAAGCTCTTCATATGTTCGTTTTGTTCCCCACACACCAGGTATATGGTCTAATGCAATAGCATAGTCAATAGTATCATTATTAGTATTTAACCACTCTATGTACTCATCAATATTAATAGAACCACCTTTGCGGTGTACGGTAAAGGCACCATTATCTATGAGTAATTTACCTTGCCAACCTTGTTTTTTATACTCAAACCATTTAGGAATTTCCTTGGTATCGTTTACATATGATTTAAGTACATTACCGTTTAATTTACAGATTAAATCAGTAGTTTCCTGACATTGACCTCCGGCAAAATAAAAATCAAATGCCAATATATTTCACCTCACTTTTTAATGTCCAACAGGTTTTAAAGTTACCGGATCAAGTACCTCTCCATACCAGTGATAAAATGCGTCGACGTCACATTTTAACGGTACTTCTAAGTCTTTACCTGCCTTTAACATCATTTCAGACATTAACTCTGCACATCTAGCGGAATTTTCTTTAGGACACTCCGCTATAATTTCATCATGTACTGGAATTAACATCTTAAATCCAAGATCTCTTAATTCCTTATTATTGAATAATTCTATCATAGCTAACTTTGTTAGATCTGCAGCACTTCCTTGCACTCTGGCATTTACACATTGCCTTTCTGCATCTGTAACCTTTAAGGAATTATCTACAATAGAAACACCTTGTGACTTTATTCGGTCCATTATCTGCTGTTTTTGTCTAAATCCACGAGCTTTCATAAGTTCAATAGTCCACTGTTTACACTGTTCATATGGAACTTCTGTACTTATTTCAACATCATCGTCTGCCAATGGATCAAAATCAACAGGTACACCATCTGTATAACTAAATTCGTATAAAGGTAACTGCATTTCAGGTAACTGCCTACGTCTGCCCCATATTGTAGAAACCCAACCATATTTACGAGCCATATCCTGACTTTCCTTAATAAACTTAGCAAGTTCGGGAAAGCTGGCAAGAACTTTATCGTATATGTGCTGTGCTTCTTTAACCGACGTATTTAATTGCTCAGCAATCGATGCAATCTGTCTGCCATAAAGAATTCCAAGAACAATTTTCTTAGCAGCACCTCTACGAGCTTTACCTTCCGGATTTGTAGTTCCATCAGGTCTATGTTCCAAACAATCCTCATATGGTACATTATAAGCTAAAGATGCTATTTCTACATATACATCTTTATTATCCTTGTAGGCTTGTATCATTTTTTGGTCATGTGATATATGTGCTGTAACTCTTACTTCTTGTCCAGAATAATCACAAGACAATAATACGTTGCCGTCTTCTGCTGCAAAAAATTGTCGTACATCGTGTCCAGCATCTACCACATCCCCTGTGGTTAATTTACGAGGATTAGATGGTATATTTTGCAAATTCATTTGTGGACTATATCTTCAAAGACTATATTAATTTTTTTTAATAATTAATATCAATCAGTGTTCGGCGTTTGGGAGTCTCCTCCTACTTCATTATCGAATAGTCTCTGCACCTTACATAATTTAGTTTGAATAGCGTGTAATCTTAAATGAGCACTATTTGTCATAAGAGCTAAATTAGTTATATCATTATTATGTTTATTACCATCTATGTGGTGTACCACAAAACCTTTAGGTATTTCAGTTATACCTAAATGTTTACAAATAACAACACTATGAACAAATACGTGTTTTGAACCTCTTCTTCCAGTATACCAATCAGGCTTTAAACACATTAAGTATCCATTACCATCATCAACTAATCCTTTATAATTATGATGTAAATCTTTAAATTTACCTAACATAGGATTTTTATCTCCAGATTTACTTAAAGAATATAAATGGGATTTGCGTTGTTGTTGACAATCTTTGGAAAAATGTTTATCAAGTATTTCTTGCATTTCCCAATATTCTAATTTAGCTTGTTTACATATATCCTGTAATCTTGTTTCTGTATACTCAAATAAATTACAAACTAAAGATACCGTTTCATCTGTAATAACCCGTGAATGTTGATTAGCATTCTTTTTCTTATAATAAGCTGTTATATTATTTTCTCTCATTACTCTTTTTAATGTATCAGGTTTTAATGTAAACCTATTACAAGTTTCCAGTATAGAATGACCAGAATTAATATAATTTCTTATTTGGTTAATAGTATCTTCATCAAACTTAATTCTTCTCATATCTTGTACCTCCAAAGATAGATATATGAGTGTCTTGGCTCAGGATTATCTCACATCGTCAAGATGCTGCCCTTCCCTGAGTTAACCGAATTTCAATCGCCCAATTTGCACGTTTAGGCGAATCAGAACTAACACGACCCGTATCAGCACCGTACTGATTAAACTTACAGTGAACACGACCGTCCTTATGAATTATTTCGGGTATTTTATCTACATAGGTAGATAATTGCTTATTAAAGAATCTATTATCCAAAATAGCATCTACAATAGGATGATCTATTTTTTCTAATATTTCAGCACCGGTGCCTCTGGGTGTTTTTTTATCCACAGGTTCAATCTTAAATACGTCATATAATAAAATTGCAAGCTGTGTTGGACTATCCAGATTAACCGGATCTGTTAATTTACAACCGGGTGTGGCCCTTCTATAAGCATCAATATCATCTTTATAATTAGCTAATACAGAATCACATCTTTGTTTAGTGGCATCCGCCAATTTATGATATTTATCGGAGATAGTTTTAGCATAATCTAAATCAATTTTAACTCCGTTCATTTCCATTTCAATAAACACTGGCATAGAAGCCATTTCGATTTGGAAAAATACAAAAGACGGACCGGACATATCATATTTAGTATAACCCTCTTTATCAGGTTCTAAATAATATGCCTGATACAAATATAACTCATACGTTATAATAGCATCATTAGCAGCATATAAATATGCTGTATTAACGGGTATTAAATTAAAGGGTATACCTTCAAATAATTTATCAAAACTAAATGCTTCGCCTTCATTATTTCTACAATATTTTTTATGAAGGGCTTTAAGTCCTCTACAACCTCGGGGTTCCCCTGAATTTAAAATTCTGGAACCAATAGAAGTATCCCAATATATATTCAGCATAACACCTATCGAATACCAAATGAACTTGACATCGAAAGGGGCATTAAACCAAATAGTTTTAACGTTATTATCATTAAGTCTTTGAAGTTGTGCCTTTAAAAACTCCTTTGATAATTGGTTATCAACTAAATCATTTGTTATATAAGATATATGTGATACAGGAATATAAGCAGCTTTCATACCGGGTGTATATATACATAAACCTACAATATGATCTTCTATAGGGTCAAGTCCTGTAGTTTCAGTATCTATTGATATAACACCGTTTTCTATGCACTTATCAATATAAGATATAAATTCCTCTTCTGTACGAATAAGTAAAAATGTATCTTTTTTATTGGCAAATTTAGTGTTAACTAAGGATACAATGGATTGTATTTTATCTATCAGACTGCCACCACCTTTAATAGTGACAGTCTGAGTAGATAAAGATTTCTTAGACTTTTTAGCTACTGCCATGTCTTTCTTTAATGTAGAACGAGCCGAAGGCAAATTAAAAAAACCTGCCATTAATTAACTCCTATACATTAAAGTGGTACATCATTTGATGTGTTTCTACGAGAAACAGGGGAAGAAGAAACATCTCTACGACGACGAACTTCTGTATTATCCTGTCTGTTTACAGGATTATTATCTCCTGTTTCGAAGGAACCTGTCTGTACGTATGTAACAAGTTCATCGTACGTCTTATCCAGAATATAGGTACCAAGTGGATCTTCCACATCCGGAAAATCATCCATTGTAATTGTACCATATGTCATAAGAGATGGTTCTACTGCCAGTAATTCGTATGTAGTATTCTTATCACCCTTAGCACCATGTCTTGTAATACGTACAGGATAGGTTGCTAAGTTTTTAAGCATTCCTAAATCTTCTTTCATCTGTGGGTAGAAATTCTGTCCTCTTTCCCATACCTTAACTTCACCTGTTTCGGCATTATACAGATTAACAAAGAATTTTGCAATTGTTTTGTAACGAGCCTCACAGAGTGGACACTTATCAAGTGGGTCGGAGTAATCTCTTAAACAGTTAACATTGCGATCGTAACCGTTTACATTTACTCGGTGTACAGCATATCCGTCTATATCATCTACAGAATTGTACATGAAATGCATGATAGCTTCATCACCATCGTCTGGAAGACTAAAATAGCTACTGGACGAAGCATAATTATCTAAGTCAGTAGCTGCATTAAATTTACCCATATTAAATTACCTCTTTTCTTTAATTTTTCTTGTGTTTGGGTTAATTTGTGTGCGTGTGATTTATGATAAAGTTGTTAAACAACCTATCAACTATTTTATAATAGTATTATACAACATAATTCTTAAAAAGTCAAGTAGTTTTTACAAAAATTAAATATGTTATGTAACGTATTAGAAAGTTTCTTTCATATTTAATAATTCTTCTTCCGTACATTCGTTAGCATCCTTTTTACCGACAGGTAAAATATATTGTGTAACTAACTTTCCTTTTAAACCATTACGTATTCTGTCGCGAGCTTTCATGCCTGCATCATCACTATCTGTACATAAGATAAATTTACGACAAGGAAGTTTAAGCAGTTGTTTAAATTGTTCGGGAGTACCTAATCCATTTAAGGCAACAGCAGGCTTACCTACTGTCCAAAATATTAAACAATCTAACATACTTTCACATATTATAATCTCTTTAGGAAACTCTTTGTCTTTGTAGTATTGTTTAATTTCCCATATACCATACACAGGTTTGGTAACATTTTCCGGATAATGGAAAAATTTAGTATCTACACTTCTACGTGCAATAAATACAACATTTCCATTTTCATCTTTATTAGGAAAAGTTAGACATCTATAGTTAGAAATATGACCGTCCTTAGATTTTATCGTAAACTTTTTATCGTAACCAATATCGAACAATTCAATTATTTCATCTGTTAATTTACGAGTATACATATACGGATGTATATATCTGTATGTATCTAATTCTTCTTCTGTAATATATATCTGAGGTGCAGATACTTTTACAGCCTTAGTCTTTTTATGATGACGTTCTAAATCTAATTTTAATTCAGGTCGATTTTCAACAGACAATGTGACAAAATTCTTAGCCAACCACTGATTTCCAAATTGTCCATTATCATTGTACCCAAATAATGTACTAATCATCTCATTTAAACTTGCTGTATACCCACAGGCAAAACAATGAACAGTTCCAGCAGGTACTATTTTACCATCTTGATATTTAATATCTGCTGTAGTAATACCACAAGAAGGACTTCGCTCCTGTCCATTCTTATGTATAGGGCAATTAAACTGTATATGATTAGTAATTGTTCTAAACTCATTAAATCTATATATACCATTAACAGCTAATTGATTTTTTAATTCATTTAAAATATCAATTTCATCCGCCAATATTGGTAAACTATTTAATTTAAACATTAATCATCACTCATTCTTAAATTTTATTTTTACACCATAAGAATAATTATTATTGTACAAATAAAATTCTGGAAATAACTTATAAATGGACGATTGATAAGGTAACTCTGAATATTTGGTTTTACCATCGCCTATTTTAAATCGTGCCACAAATGTATCATCTTCACCTTCTGTTTCTACAAAAAATTCTTTTTCTTTAAGAATTAATTCTGACATAGGGGATTCCATCATTTGTTGTCTGGGTTTAGATTTTATTATTATTTCAGTTATTTTAGTTTTTTCCTCCATTATTATTTCCTCCTTGTTATATACTTATCATACCATCAAACTGTGAAATGTCATTTCGTCGAGTAGTGGAACCTTCCGAAGAACCCCTTGTAATAGGCTGTTTAAGTTCAGGTTCTCTGGTAGTACGCATATTATCCCCGGATGTTCTTACAGCATATTCATTAAATGCTGGATCGTGTTCAAAAATACCTCTATCAATATCCCATGTATATACAGCATCCACATTTACAGCACCATTTCTATTTTTCTTAACACTTAAAATAAGGTGTCCATTAGACTGCTTAATGGAAATGACCTTAGTGGCATTATGGGCAATACCGTCACTATCACGAATAGTTTCTAACTCTGGAGTGCCATTATTATCCGGACCTGCAGCACCTCTATTAGCCTGAACAACTGCAATAATAGGTATTTTGGTTTCACAACTTAATTGCATTAAATCTTCTGATATATTGGTAAGGGATGTGGTTTTATTATCTCCTTTTTTATATTTTTCGTCAGTAAGGTATGTAATACCGTCTATAACTAATACTCCAAGATTATGTTCCAATATAAAATTACGTAACTTAGTTACAGTTATCTTTCTATTGAAATCAATAGGAGTAGCTACAAAGAAATCATTTTTTGTGGACTGACTTAGTTCTTCCAAATAATCTAAGTATCCTTCAACATCTTCTCCTTTATATAAAGAAGAATTAGAAAAATGTGCATGAAGTGTATCAAAACGATAACCAATGGCATCTGCACTCATTTCTGGACTAATATAACCAACATTAAGACCCAAGGACCACATATGCTCGGCCATTTTAGATACTACCCAGGATTTACCCTGATTAGTTCTTGCTACAACTACTACGAACTCTTCTTCCCTAGCAAATCCTCCAATATGTTGATCCAGAGCTTCGAATCCGGTAGATATCATCCAAGGTGTATCAGAATCTCGTTTACGTTTATAAGATTCTCCTCTAAGTAATGCTTGTTTAATAATATTAACAGCATTTCCTTGTCCTTCTGGCACCATTGTTGATATGTGTGATTTTAAATAATCTAAGGCTTCATCCGATGTTTTATTGGTTAATATGGATGCGGATTCTTGTAATATTGGAACTAACTTAGCGTACAGAAATTCTTCGTAACAGGTATCTAACAAATATTCGTCAGATTCCGTTACATCCATTATTTCAAAATCCTCAAACTCAGATAAAAATGTAGCAATATCCGGAACATTACCATATTTACGATAATGATTCATAATAAAATTATACTGGTCTTCAAATCCTATAAAATGGGCTTCAGTTAGATCATTTTTTATTATAATATCTAAATTTTTAGATTTTAAGACCTTATTTATAATTTGCATACAAACCATGTCTACCACCTCCAAAATAAAAATAGATATTAAATATTAAATATTCATATTATCAGTATAATTAACCCATGATTTTCGCATATCGTCCCCAATTAACTCAATGCAATCACTGGTAGCACATAACCTGGAAAACATTCTAAAATCTGTACGAGAAATATTCTGAGGGGAAACATTACTTGTATAAATATTAGACTTTTCATTATCAATACGACTATTTATTAAATTATACAAGGTCTGTATGTCATAAGCAGAGGACATAGATTGATATAAATCATCCCATATAATTAAATCTACCGTATTTAATTGCCTTATAAAGTTTCTAAATTCTGTAGAATAATTTCCCATGTCAAATTTTAAAGAAAATAACAAATTAGGTACATTAACGTACAAACCGTGCATTTCCCTACTATGTACATCAGGTAATATGTGTTCAAAGTAATATGTCATAAACTTACCTGCCCAAGCAGTTTTACCTGTACCTGGAGAACCATATAAATACACATTATATCCATTTCTTACAAAGTCCACAATATTAGCTAATATATATTTTAATTTATCCACGCAGGTTTTATCTTTATATGTATCAAAATACAGTGGAGGATTTCTCTTTAACTTATTGGGTAACTTAGACGAATATAACATATATCTATAATAATCTGCTTCCACACAATGCATTGTACAAGAAGTTGTACCTACCTTATTACAAGTGTTAAAGAATGGACATTGATTTACATCCGACATGGATAAATATTCTTCTTCATAACTCATATATATAACTCCTTTACCAGTCTAAATTTATGTCAGTATGCACGATTATGCATTGTTAACTCATGTACAAAAGCTTCGGAATCTGTAGGTTTAGGCATATTTACTAATAACGGATTATTTGGATTTTTAAAATACTCATGTACACAATCGCTGCGACGTCTGCGAATAGCGTCATCCCTAATCATCTCGTAGGTAGCACACTGCATCTGTAACTGATTTGTACGCTTCTTATCCTCTATACATAAATGCGGATAGTTATTAGTTATAGCACTAACAATAGAAGCTTCGCACTCATCTGCATAGGCTTTATATAGACCTAATTGATTTAAATTGTTATTAAATTCTTGAGCTGTGCAAAACTGTCCTGTTTTGGTAGTTGTAATATACTCTATTAATTTATCTTTAATAGTAGGCTCTAAGTAGTAACAGTTATCCTCTATAAACGTATTAATTAGATCTTTTTTCTTATCCATGTCCACAGGTTCCATAGAAGCGGAGGTACCATTATTCATGTAAGTATTTTTATCATTTGGATAGGCTACACTATTCCATCCATTTGCCATACTCTTTTCTATACTTCGAATCATATCTACATCCGTAGCACAACACTCTTCTAATCTATTAAGCTGTTCTGTTATCTGGGATATGAATTGTAATTTAGGGAATATTTTAACATTAGCATATTCCATAAATCTTTCTTTTAATGTACTATTATTATTTCCTTTTTCTTTTATGAACTTGTCTATTAATGTTAATGAAGTATTATATAATTCGTTTTGCTGTTTTTGTAAAAGTAATCGTTTGGCTTCTTTAACATTTTTGTCAGTAGTAATATTTCTAGCACTACCTTTAATAGCTTCCCTCACACATAAAGTTGCCAGTTTAACATCCTGATTGCAGACATCGCGAAGGCTTTCAAGTTGAGCCTGTAATAAAGATTGAGCCAGTCCTTTATCACACCATCTTGCTATATATATTTCTAACTGGTTATTTAAATCAGGGTCACTATTATAATACCTCGATACAAAATCCACAGCAACTGCTTTTAACATTTCCTGATGATTAATCTTGGCATTTACAGACATTGATGTAGATTTAGCACTTGTTCTGGATTTAGTAGCTTTCGATTTGTCTGGTAATAATTCTTTAGACTTGGTTTTAGGTTTAGGTGCTCTGACACCTAATTGTTTAGCACTATAAGCCCCGTTAGATTTTTTGGTTACAGTGTTATTATTGTTAGTGCCGTTATTATCTGGAGACATTTTTTCAGTTTTTGGACTATCGTTTGTGTTGATATTTGAATTATAACATATTTTATGTAACCATTCGTCGTTTCGCTTAACTTCCTCTATGACTATATTAATGGCTTCAGAAAATTCTGTATCATTATAATCCTTTTCACCGTACCTAAGTTCATCACTTAATTTAACAATAGCTTTAAAGGCATTAGCAATATCAGACGTAATTCCACCATGCCAATTAATCATGTTATCAATATAATTGGATATACAATCCTTATCTTCCGGAAAATATAGTAATAACATTTTTTCATAAGCTTTCATAAAATTAGCGTAATCGTAAGTGTCCGTGCATACAACTAATTTCAATAACTCATTCATGTTTATTCTATAATAGGTAAAAGTATAAGAACCTTTTGTATGTTCTTTGGATACTAACTTCTCCACACAAGGTAAAGATTCAATATGTTTAATCACAGTTTGACGAGTCATCCCAAACCATTCTGCAATAACTGTAGGACAAGTAGACAAATAATGTATATTATCGTGAGATTGAGCATATAGATATGCGAATAATAATAAATCTTGTTTTGACAAATGAAGTATAGATGTCATCCATCCCCATATCATAAAATTGGGTAATGTTGTTCCATCATAATCTGGATTCATAAATTCAGCATTTACTTCTTTTTGTATCATGTATATCCCTCCAATAGATTTTGTAGTTTATAAATACAGAAAGAAGTAGAATTAATAGAAAACGAACCCATATCTGTCTGTAAAATCTTTTAATGCCGCCATATCTGCTTTCCAGCTGGCACATCTGTATAAATTAAATACCATATTATGAGGTGGAAAACAAGGTTCTAACAGAAAACCTTTTCTATATAAACTAATAATAGCACTATGTGCTACATTAACTCTACATCTTAGTAACTTTTCAATATGTCCAGACGCTTCAATATATCCGGTATCTGGATGAGAAATAGTATATTGCATAATATAGGATAAAGCTATTACCTCGGGTTTAGTTAAACTATGTATACCATCTTCCATAAAAAATTCCGTACCTATTAACCAGTTAGGGATATGTACATTAGTACCTATACCAGGCATATTTTCATAATATGCAAACTGACGACGCCTTTCCTGATCGTTCCAACACCACATTTCTGAAAGTTCGTTTACTAAATTTGTTTTAAATAACTCATTAGCTATTCTAGCATTTTCTTTAGCTTCAGCATATAACATTTGTAATGTTTCGTCGTCGTCAAAACAAGATGTAGCTATACCACCGTAAGCAATATTATCAGCAAAAAAATCAGGCTCATACTTTTCTTTACAATATTTAATAACTCTATCATAAGCATGGAAGTATTTTTCATTCTCATTATAAGGATTTAAAGACATTGTCCATTCTTCCGCTGGATTGGCAGGAGCAAATAAGAAATTATTCCATACCTCTTGATCCATACTTGTATCGTATTTATATCCATAATCTCTATAATATCTATTAAAATCTATTAATGGATATGGATTTATTTTATTATCGTAGGAAAAATATGCTGTAGGTTGAATGTAATAATCTTCAATGTGATTACTTTTTAGAGACTTTTTAGTTTTTGTTTGAGTCATAAATTATAACTTCCTTTCAGAAAAATTTGGATGTACTATTTACAGTAGCAAAAATTCGCTAATATTATACAACATTTCACAATATTTTAAAACGTAAAATATTTTATTATTTATGTAAAATATTTAAGTTATTTATACATAAAATAAAAATGCTGCACATAGTAGTCCGTCATCCTTCTATGTGTAGCATTTTTTTATAATAAAGCAATGACTAATAGTCACTACTACTATTATCTATATTTTATTGATTGTAAAAATGACGGTTTCTACATTTATTATTATATTACATATCAATATAAAAATCAATACACAAATTATACAAAGTTACCACAACAAATTATATAAAAAATTAGTTACTTTCTACAAGTCTTTTTGGTTTAGTGATTCTAAGTGTACTAATAAAATGATCTTCCTTAAACGGAGCCAGTCTGGAAGCATCTACCTGTCCGTGATAAATGGCATTTTCTAAAGCTTCCATATCTATATACTCCTTAGTTTTAACAACATCTGGAATATCTAACTCTTTAAGAAACGCAATTAATTGGTCTTCACAATAGGAAGGTTTATTAGTTGTAGTAACAGAAGCTTTAACACCTGTTTCTGTTGTATATGTACTAATATTTTGTTCTTTAAAAACTTGCTTAATTGCGTCTGTATACATTTTTTTATTAGTTTCAGCTACCTTATAGGCCTGATTACAATCATAATATTCGTCACACAACTCATTTAACTGAGTTTTAATGTCTTCGGTAAGAACAGTTGTTTCTATTTTTGTACTCATTGTTGTAATCTCCTTACGTTTATTATAAAATTAATCTGTTTCGGACTTACGCTTACTTTTAGGCCAATACATTTCATTAATTCTACCCATTACACCGTGTCTTCCCTTTGGAACCCATTCTTTAAACTTTTTTAACTGTTTAATATCTTCTGGCTTCCAATATCGAGGAGCTCTTGGGGTTGTCTGTTCATATTCAGGAAGAACTGGCATATTATCAGGCTTTTCCAGTTCACTATTATTATAAAATTTATACCAATTATCTAATGTTCGTGAACTAATATCAAGCTTATTACATACCTTGGAAGCGGTTAATAGGTTTGTCTTTTCTGTGTTTGTCATATTTATTTCCTCACTTTCTATTCTATTTTATTTTTATGACAATAAATAATTAATAACATTAGGATTTTTAAACAAATCTTCTTCTTTATCTACTATAATATCACTCATTTTACCTTTACGATATACAATATTGTGTATTTTTTCATCTATTGTATCTTTACACATAATAGTAATAATATTTAGGTTTTCGGTAGTACCTATTCTATGTGCACGATCCTCCGCCTGATCCTTAATTGCTCTGGACCAAGGTTCATCTAGAAAAATAATAGTAGTGGCTTCTGTTAATGTTAAACCTGTACCCATAGCACCTATAGTACCACATATAACCTTACAATTTTTATCTGTCTTAAACCTTAGTTTATCATCCTCTCGAGTATCCTTATTATCTCCTGTATATAAAGCAGGTTGATAACCTTTTTGAACTAAAAGTTCATATGCCGGATTTAATACAGCTGTCCAATTGCTAAATACAATACACTTCTTACCTTCTGCTACTATATCTTCCACTAATTCCAACATTCTATCAAATTTAGGATTTCCCTTAGCTTCAGAACTTAGCATGGAAGGTTCCCCTGTTGCTTGCCTTAACCGAATAAGCATTGTTAAAGGATTGGGAGATAATTTAACTTTATCTATGTTCTGACGTAGATCTTCTAATATGGAATTATATATTTTTGTTTGAGATGTTGTCATATCCACAAAATCATTAAAATATATTTTTTCAGGTAAGTCTAACACATCTTTCTTTAAACGTCTTAACATACATTTATCTAATACAGCTTGTAATTCGGGCAAATTTTTATAACCTACTACTTGATGTCCACCAAATCCTCCCATAACACAATAATGATTTTTAAATGCAAATAAACTATGATCCTCTGCTCCAATAAACTTTAAAGGAGTATATAAATCCACTGCATTATTCATTAAAGGAGTACCCGTTAAGGCAATTACACTTTCTGTTTTTAAGGATAATAAGGCTCGTCCTTGAAGTGATGTACTATCTTTACAATTATGTACGACAATATTATCATGAATAATATAATTATGAGTTTCAGGAATTTCTAAGTCATACACATAATCTGTTCGTGTACATTGTTCGGATGGTAATTCTATCTTATTATTAACAAATCCATTAAATAAGGGTTCACCTAATTCAATATCCTTTATTTCCTTATATGTTCCATCGTACATTAAAAACTTATGATTTGGTGTACAAATTACTTGGTCTGTTTTAGTAACAATTCCAAAAAATTCATTGTCATATGCATGAGTGATTTGTACTACAATCATTTTCTCCGGTTTAGGATTAAGAAAATAATTTGTAGGTGTTACATACTTAATATCACCGGATGCTGTCTTCGTAGCAACTTTATAACATTTATGTGTGACTATTTCTAATATAGGTATTAACCCTTTATCTGTTAATACTAAAGTTCCAGATTCTAAACATCTGTGCACTTCATCTGCAACAATCATGGATATTTTTTTATTTAACATTAGTTTTTGAAGCTCTTCGACTATAGGAAATGTAGTTACCTTCTTATAACGCTTAGTACCATTTTTATTTTTTGTTTTACATTCCTGCTGCTGTGTATCTGTATATCGTAATGTCTCTATATTTGTAATAATAAAATAATCTTTAATATTATCAATATTCTTTAAATCTTCCAATCGTTCCTTATTACTTCCAATGTAGGCTTTTCCTTTTTTATTTATGCGGGTACCTAAAATATACCCGGATTCATTACTATGTACACTTATTTCTTCTTTCCAGTTATATTTCAAACCGTTTACGCAGGCTATTATTAAACAATGCTTGTAACCATACATTTGTTTTTTAATGCAGGCTAAATCTATCATTTGTTTGCTTTTTCCGCAGTTGTGAACAGTAATATTGTTAACTACAAAATTACGATATGGCTCTTCCATTATTATATCAAATGTTTCTTTAATACCTACATACTCTTTACCTACAACTTTAGAAGATGTTTGATAACAAACAATATTATCTTCGTCTACTATTAATTCCTTTAGGGGTACAAAACCTCTATTTGTTGTTAGTATCTCGTGATCCTCTGTAGCATTTACAAATAAACCATTTGCTAATATTAATTTAAACACAGGTTTGAAACCGGAATTAACTACTTTTTTAACTGTATTTAATTGGAAAACTCTGCCATTGAAGGAATGAACTCTTAATATGTCTGAAGGAGTTAATCTTTTCCACAAATTATATAATTTGGATAATGTAAAAACAGGTCCGTTGGTACTCTGACTATTTCCGTTCAGGTTGTAATATATTTGCATATCTCCATCAATACAACCTTGTTCATCTCCAAGCAAAAACTTATTATGATTTAATCCATATATAACACCTTCAATTTGATGTTGATATGGAGTTGTTTTAAATTTATAATTTTCCGGAATAGTGATTTCTGTCTTTGCATTAATTATATCTTTAACAGATTTATCTATTTTTATTTCATAATCGTTTTCTGTTAATTTATCAATAACTAAAGATAAATTTTCATAAGGTACTTCCCAAGCTTTAATATTACTATGCCAATAACGTTTAGGTTGAGCTCTCATTAAATTAACATATGTTAAACTATATGAAAATGTAATAAAAGCAGATACATCATCGTAATGTATACCTTTTTTAACCGCAATGTTTATCAAACAAAATACTCCTTTCTTTTATTCTTATTAAGTATATTATACAACATATTTTACAGGATGTCAAGTATTTGTGTAAATTTTAAATTGTTTTAACAATTCAATATATTGTACTAATATTTATTAAAAAGTTAATACTAATATTAAAAATTTTAATAAATATCGTGTTTACATACGTAACTTTCTCTTATAGCTCGAAAGCTATAAAAACTCAACTTATTTCTGTAAACCTTCTACAGTTAAAATAAAGATGTAAAATCTTCACTATTATCAACTGTCTACGCTCGTACAAAACGTGATTAGATTAAAGTATCTAATAAACTTATTATTTAATAATTAAATTCCCATACAAGATAGAAATTTTTTATTTGTTAATAATTTTTGTTGTCTTAATTCTTGTATTTTTAAATTGTGTAAGTTTAAAAAATTATTATACTTACTATTACATAAGTCGATATTAAAACCATCTAATGATTCATTTACATTACTAATTAAAAATGCTGAATATAAATCACGTTGAACTGGAATATTATTAATATAATTCCATCGTTGTGATAATGATTTTTTAGTATAGGTTTGTGTTATATGATTAAATTGACTCGCCTTACATTTTTGAGTATTTATTTTGTGCAATATTTTATGAAAATATTTTAATTTATTATTAAGTAATGTTAATAATAAAGAGGGTGCTCTGTTACCTATAGATTTTCCAAATCTTTTCTTTCTTTTACATTTTCCATCTTTTTTATATTCAGTAGGTTTTTTACTTCGTTTGGCCAGTCCTGCAAAATTCATTTCTTCAACATAGAATTCATTTCCTAAAGATAACATATAATTACTTAAAGCTCCATGTTGTAATCTACGCATAACAACTTGTTTTCTACAAATCTCTTTATATTGTTTTTGTAGTACCTGATAATGTTTTGAATTATTCCACGGTGTTTTATCTCCTTGTCTAAATGTTCCATTTTCATTATATTTATTAGGATTATTAGCACGTCTACTTCTATCCATTTTACGTTGTATTTGTTTCTTTTCTTTTTCTAATTGCAGTACATTCTCTGCTAATTCACATAAACATACATTATTATCAGATACAATAGCAATAGTAGATGTTCCAATATCAATTCCTACTCTACTACTACCTAAAGGGTATCGACTTTTAACAGATTCGCCTTGAAACAATAATTGAACATAATATTTATATTTTCCACGTATTTCTTTACGAACTATTTTACAAAATTTTAATCTGTTTAAGTTAGGAAATAAGTTTTGTTCTATATATGCTTTAGATTTAGGGGATGTTGGAAATTTAATTTTTAACGTTAGTTTGGTCCAGTTAATAGTATCAATACCATTAAATAATATTCCTGTATCGGTACTATTTGTACTTAATGTATTAAATGTTCCAAACCTCTTAAAATGAACTGATTTACCTCCTTTATAGAATAAAGAAGAAATAGCTTTCCAAACATTAATAGCAATTTCTTGACATATGCGAGAATTTAAATGCTTTTTAAAATGTTTGTACATAGGCTGTATATCATTTTTAAAATCATTTTCTGTTAATTTATAATCTTTACGCATTTGTTCAATTTGTTTCCAAACAACTTTATCATTTGTACTATCTCCAGTTAAATCTTTATATAGATTACGATACACCTTTGTTTTCTTCATTTCATTATAGCGTTTAAGAACAACATTTAATAAGGCATTATAAATTTTTCTGCCGCACTCTAATCTTGTATTTATGATATCTTCTTGATATCTTTCTGTAGCTAATGGCAATTCAATAATATAATAATTTTCATCTTTATTTTTCTTGCTCATTATTATCACCTGTATTAGTAATAATTTCTTTTAGTTTAGCCTGATTACGTTTAGAATAAAGTTTCATAGAATAACAATGTAACAAACTAATAATTTCTTCAAATATTTCTTCTGAATCTAATTTGCTATTACCAACCTCGGACATTACTATTATTCGAGTGTTAAATCTTAAGAATAAATGTTTAAATAGTTCAAATCCAACTCTTGATAATCTATCCTTATAACTAATAATTACTCTTTCTACCTTGCCGGCAATAATGTCATCTAAAAGACTAAAAAAATCTTTTCGATTTTCAAAAGATATACCACTTGCAATATCGGAATAAATACCGTTAATAGTATATCCATTGCTAAAACAAAATTGTTTTAACATATCAATTTGAGTTTGTAAATCTTTCTTTTGTTTATTAGTAGAAACTCTTGCATAAATAACAGTTTTACGACTACAATCTTTATTTAAAAATTTATAAACATCTTGTTCATTATAATCATATCTACCATTAGGTAATTCAGTAATACCAATAGTACCATTTTTAACATATTTAGTAAGTGTGGGTCTTGTAATTCCTAATATACGTAAAACATCTTTAGTTTTCATAAATATCCCCCATTTGTAAAAATAATTAATACAACATATAAAATTTTAATATTTTTTTATGTTGTATTAATTATAACAGATATATTAGCTAATGTCAATTGTTATTTTTAACAAAGTTTTTAATATTATTTTGTAAAAGTTAACAATTTAGTATATATAAATAATGGGTAACCAAAGTTACCCATTAACTCTTAAGCGTACTGTTTTACATGGTTAACAAACTGCATAAACAGCTTTGGGTCAAATGTTACAGTCATGAACTTGCTTTCTTCCTTGTTCTTTGTGTTCTTCTGTTCCTTATGTGTAATATAATCACTGAACCCGTTAATAAGTCCCCAAGCTGTGCCTCGGAAGTTTATGTTGTCCTCAGCTTCATAAGCGTTCATAAGTTCTATTCTTTTTTCCTCTGTTTTTATAACCTGCTTTTCATCATCTGGGTTAGCTACAGTAAAGAAAGCATTTATAATATCCTGTATCTTATTTTTGTCTCCAAGGTTAAGTCTGGCAAGTTCTTCTGCTGTATTATTAAAGTTTGTCATATACTCTGCTGTGGAAGCAATAAGTCTTTCTGCTTCTTTTATCTTTCCACTAAACTGTGAACTATGATGTATTGAAATTGTATTAGGGGAAGCCTTAAAGGTATAATTAAACTGGTTCTGGCAAACTATACGCAGTGGGCAAATAGTTGTCTTAACTGTATACATTCCATTATGTCCGTTCTGGAAAATAAGGTAAGGTGTAAAAGTATCTCCAAGTACTGTCATTTCTGGAAGTTTTCCTATAACATATACAAGTCCGTTCTTTGTCTGTCCAGCTTTAACAAATTCAACATTATCTACATTATTTACAAAATCAAATGCTTCCTCGTTCTGACATACCTGGTATTTAGGAGATACAACTCCTAATACTTCATTAGTATCTTTTCTCATCGTACATACTTTACCTGGTACCAGTATCTTGTTATCTCCTACTTCTGTATAAATAGGCTGCGTAATTACTTCGTAATTAAGGTTAGCTCTTTCCAATGCTGTCTGAATATCAGTTGTCTTTACATCTGTACCAATTGAATTCCATGTAGTTGTTCTCATAAATAAATTCCTCCTAAAAATAAGTTTTCTTTATTTGTTTTTCTTACTATAAATATTATACAACATATTGTTGCAAAAGTCAAGTGATTTTTAAAGTTAAAAAATAAAAATTTATAGAATACAAAATTACAAAATGACATTAATTAACATAATTAATTTTTACTTATATATTTATTATTAAATAAATATTATATAACTATATTATAATACTATTAAGTATTAAGTAATATATTAATAATAATTATATTAATATATATAGTCGAAAAATCGGACAGTTTTTGCTAAAAACCGTGTATAAAAAATACACACGGTTTGTTAATTTGCCTATTTTACGTTGTTTTTCTCTTGTTAATTTATTAAACTAACAGTAAAACCGTGTATAAAAAATACACACGGTTTGTGCTATATCAGTTGGTAATGTAGAAAAACCCTGTATAAAAAATACACACGGTTTTGAATCTAATATAACAGAATACAATTAAAACCCTGTATAATTTTTATACACGGTTTTAACTTAGAATTCATTTATTTATTTAAACATTAGTTAAAAAATACACAGGGTTTTTCTTTTTACAGTGAATTAAAAATTAAAAAATCCTTACCATTTTAAGGTAAGGATTTTTTTTTATTATTTTGGAGTTAGTTAAATTAGTGTGTAACAAAACAGAATGCTGGTATAATATTATCTCTGTCCATATTAAATACAGTATATCTATCTAAGGGCTTTAAATGAATATTTCCTTCATCTCCTGTTATGGATACTACATTACATACCCTATTTGCAGTAGCATATTTATTATATAGATCGGATAAATTCTCGGTATCAAAAATAATGGAAGTATCTGTGATATCTTCACTGGATACAGAAAAATAACTTCTACATAGGATATAATAATTTGGGAAAATATTTTGCATAGACACGTCTTGTTTGAAGTAATCGTATGTAAATTCTGGAATATCCATAATATCATCATTAATGTTTGCACCGTAAGGAGTTACCCTAATACTACCATATTTTTTAGCATATACATCAGGTTTACTGTTTGAAACAGGTTGAGTAGCAGCTTCGTAAGCAAATGCTTCAGGAGGGTCTATATAACTACCTGTGGTTGTATTAATATCCATAGAAGTAAATCCTAATTCGTATAAAGAAGGTAACCAGAACGGATCTCCTCCCATATTAGCACCTGTAGAACCGTAATTACGATATTTGCTATACATAACATCTGGAACAATGTAATCATTGTTATAAGATAGTTTGGAAGCAAATATGACACTATGATGTTTATAGTATCCACAACTTGTTTGACTGGTTTCATCATAACCATACTTATGGTACGTATTGGGTTCGGCATCATCCTCTTTTACAACATATAAAGGTCTAGAAATCTTAGTTACTGGTAAAATAACGGATTTAAATTCACTATCTACTGATTGACATATACTGTTAGCAGAACCATTTAACCATTGCCATACAGAAGAACCTGAATATTCGCTGTTATAATTATAGCCATCGTTAGCTGTTGTACCCATATTAGGATTAAACAATACAGTTAAATAGTCTCCATAGTCATTAAGACCTTGAGTAGTTATCCATGTAATTGTGTTAATTCCGTCTTGGTCAAATCCAATTATTGTAGCTTCTACATCCACACTTTCTTGCTGAGAAGTGGAAGTGTTTGTGTAGTAAAGTTTAAATGTTTTAGTGTCCCCTAATTTCCATAATTTTTTTGCAATACCCAATTTAGTTAAAGTGGAAACCTGTGACCATGTTAATCTATCTAAGGAGTAGTTATCTATAAGTAACTTACTAATATCTTGAATAGTTAATAAGTTAGAATCATTAATATGTTGTATATTACAGTAAGCATTAGCTGTTTCGGTATCTTCATCATACGTAATTGTAATGTCTATTAACACTTTGGATTCTGTATTATTAGAAATATTATTGACAATAATATAATTATCTGTAGTACTGTATTTAATTTTGTCTACTGTAATATTATTATTTATTCTAAAATTACAATTCACTATTGGATAATTACTTGTCCACTCTATCGGGATGTAATTGTTTAATTGTCCTTCCTTTTTAACTACCTTATAGGCACTGTTATTTAAATTAATTTGTAAAGTACGACCCATTGTAGCTTGTATCGTTGTTTTTAATGTCTTACTATTAACAGTATCTATACCATATGAATAATAATTAGTGTTAGTGGTATTAAAGTTTGTTTGACAAGTAATATTTAATTCCGCTAATACAGTATTACTTAGATCAAAATATTTGTTATTATATAATATAAGGGTAGCAGAATTATTTGTTATTTCTACTTCATTATTTATATACTTAGGAGTAAGATTATTTGTCTGTGTTTGTAATTGATTAATACTATTCTCCAGACCTTCTATAGCTACGTTCTCATATATTAAATCTTTTGTATTAATTGTATCATTACGAGGTGTAGGTGTAGCAGTTACAAAACTAAATTCAGGTTGTAATACATAGGCATTCACGTAATCATAGATGGCTGTACTGTTAGTTGTGACATAAGATTCTATAACACTTCTAAGGTTTATGTAATCACCATTATTATCTAAGTCATATATTTGATCGACAGATAGTATTGATTTATTACGAATATTTAAATACGCTGTTAAACCATCTGTACTGCTTGGATAACTGGAATTATGACTTTCTATTTCATAAACATTTATAAAACTTATATTGGACAACCACGTATTGGAAAACCAAAAATCATCGTTATTAATATCCTTAGGAAATTTATAATCTATATATATTCCAGCGTGAATACTGGAGCCGTCATTTTTTATACCATTTAAATAGTTTTGACTATCTTTATATAATCTAAATAATGTAGGTATATAGGTTGTCATACTTTGACTTCTTGCTGTAAAACACCAACCTGTTGTGCCTGATATAA